TTTGTTTAGCCTGCTTGTTAACTTCAGCTATATAATCTAAAACTTTTTTAGTTACTCTTCCCGTTGCCATTGTATTTCATATCCCTGTTTGCGTCTTTTAATTTTTCTATGTCTTCTAAAACTTTGTCCATTTGTTTACGTAAAAACTCAATATTAACTTTGTTCAAAGCCATATCTTCAATATGTTTGTTTAACTTGTCGGTCGACTTATAGAGATCCTCGATCATCATAAATTGTTCCGAATCGGCGGGCAATGAACCTAGTTGTCCACGTGGCCATTTAATTCTAAATTCTGTATTCTCCTCCAGGTCTTTCTCCATTAACTGAAGTCTAGTGTCTGCAACATTTAACCTTTCAACAATTTGAAAATAGCCCATAGTGCCAAGCGCTACAATGACGATCAAAGAGGCAACCGTCTTCATAGGCATTTGGACGGCTGCCTCTTCAGATATGTTTAATGGTTTCTTACTCATTTTTTCTTTTTCAGTATCCCGCTCATCTCAAAATAACATTTTAAAAGATGAACTTTAAATCTGATCCAGAGTCTTTTTAATTTACCCATAGATCCCCCTATATTTAAAGTTGGTTTGGTTTGGTAGTTTATCCTCTTATGAAGTGGAAATCAATCTTCTTTGTCTTCTATCTGGTAGAACATCCTGTCAGTATCTTCTGTAACCCAGTCTTTATTTTCAACAGTCCAGTAAGTATTTTGGACTTTAAAGTCAGGCCAAAACTTATCAGTAGTATAATGAGAAAGATTCCAGAGAATACGATTATTAGGCTGAGCTGCAAAATTACCATTATCAAGTTCCAGTATATGCGCACACTTATGTTCTTGAGGTATCTCAGAGTGGTCAGTATCCAGGATATTGCTTTCTGGATGAGCCCAATCAATTGTAAATAAATATTCACCTTTATAAAATTTTTTGTCTTTACCTAAAAACTTACCACGTTGATTAGTGAGGTAACTAAAATGATGAACGCTAGGATAATAACTAAAACAGTTCCACAGTTCCAACTCGTGAGTTTGCATATCGGGCACTTGGGCTCTGTCATACGATTTTTGGAAAAACGCGCCGATAGGCAGTCTCCAATAACACGCGCCGTTTGTAAGCATAATATTAAATAAGATCGCCATTCCTGATATTGATGAGATACCAAAGATAACACAATCAAGACTTTCGCCTTTATGTTGTTTAAGATCATACAAATACTCCTTTCGTACTTTACAATAAATAGGTGGTATATCTGCGTTTAAATATGTAGCCATTATTTAATATCGCCCCAGTTTTCTCCTTGTTCATAATCCACTTTGTTTGGAACTTTTAATTCTACTGCTGACTCCATTATACTTATTATCTCTTCTGCTTTTTCCGGAGACTCAACAGAAATATCCACTTCATCGTGAATTTGTATATGAGGTATTATACCATTTTCATAAAGGGCTACCATAGATTTTTTTGTCATATCCGCCGCACTACCTTGTATTAATTTATTTAAGGCTTTGTATGTAAACGCACGTTTTAATGGTTCATCATATTCTTTTCTAGCTTGTTCTAATGGTAAGGGTTTAAACACACCAAATTGCACTGGTTGCCATAAATCAAAATGACACGCACGTCCTAACAAAGTTCTAATCTTACCTCTATCATTTGCTTTACGTGAAACATTATCCATAAGTTGTTTTACAAACGGAGCTTTTGTGTGATATTGTTTTATTAATTTTTCTGCGGACTCTTTCATCAAACCTAATTCCGCCATTAATTTATTTTTACCCATTCCATACATAAGACCTAAATTAATTGTCTTGGCTTGCTTTCTTTCTATGCCTGCCATATCTGCAACAACCTGGTGGAAGTCTGCGTCACCTGCGTTGTATGCATCTACAATTTCATCAACACCGGCTAAATTTTGCAGTTTTGCATAATGCACTAAAATTCTAGGTTCTTGTTGTGAGTAGTCAAAAGACCCCCAGGTATGTTTTTCTTCTGGAATAAATATAGATCTAATCAAAGGACCAAGTTCTGGATGTCTTGCAGGTATCTGTTGCAAGTTTGGATTAGACATACTAAATCTACCTGTAACTGTACCACCACTATCAGATCTAATTTGATTTATATCTGCGTGTATTCTACCATCAACTGCGTGTTTAGTTATTGAATCTATAAATGTGCTGTGAGCTTTGTTAAGTTCTCTTGCTTCAGCAATTGCTTTAGGTAATTCGTGTGGATGATTCTGTAAAAAGTTTTTTGTAAAGCTTGGTTCTTTACTTTTTTCTGTCCTATCATACGGAAGTTTTAACTTATCAAAAGCTTTTGCAATACTACGAGCTGCCATTATCTCTACATCAACTCCCGTTAATGCTTTAATCTTAGCTAATATTTTTTTCTCTTTGTGTATTAAAGAATTTTTAATATTATCTGCTTTCTCTAAATCAACTTTTACACCTTTGAATCTCATATCAACAAGACACGGAAATAGTTTTGTCTCCAGGTTAAATATATCCCACAGCTCCTGCTGGTATAATTCTGTTTCTAATCGTTTCCAAAGTTTAAGTGTAGACTCTGCATCACGTTCTGCGTACTGACCTACAAACATTGCAGGTAATCTCCACATATCTTTTTTAGCGTCGATGCCATATTCTTTTGCAGCTGCATTAAGAATACTTTCATCTTTACCCATACCAATGTAATGTCTAGACAATGTATTTAATTGATAAGATAATCTATTCTCATCAATTAAGGACGCTGCTATCATTGTGTCTACAATTTTACCTTTGATAGTAAGACCTGCAGATCTTAACCAACAGATATCATACATCGCATTGTGAAATATAAAGGTGGTATCTTCTTGATTAAACATATCCTGCAACCACGAAAATACCAGTTTTTTATCCATATTGCCGTTTGACTCGTGTTGTATAGGAAAATACCCTGACCAGCCCTCTACGGCCACCGCAATGCCAGCAATGTGCCCTTTTCCGGTGACATTACCAGAGCCTAGCTCTTTTAAATGTGGATCATTAGTTTCTAAATCGATTGCTATTTCTTTGGCGCCTCGAAGATCTTTTAGCTCTTCTGGCATAACCCATTCTGTCTCTGGTGTAAACAGAGGTATCTGTGTGCTTCTCACTTATAGTCCCTTTCAATTATCATCTCGATAAAATGAATGGCCTTCAACAAGTCTTGCTTCTTGCCTTTATCTTGATGCCTGATTATGTATTTTATAGCGCATCCTTCCGGATATAGCAACTTATTCTCAACTACAAATTTACTTGGCTGTATCACATATTTTTGATAGTGACTTCCGCCGTGTTGTTTATCCCATACTTTACTCATAACAAATAAGCTTTATCAAAATCTCTTGGATCCAAGACGTGCAATTCACGCTTCGCTCTCGTCGCTCCAGTATAAAATAATCTATGTAATTCATCTGGGTCGTGACTAAATGTTTCGAGTGCTGCATTTGTTATGTCTTGCATCAATAAAACTTTGTCAGCTTCACCTCCTTTCGCTCCGTGTATTGTTGACATTAATATACGAGGATTTTTATTTAACGTTTCACCATTCGCCCTCATATTACGAATGTAATTCTCTGTGATAGGATCTAGTCCTTCAAATGCTTCATACCAAACTTTATCTGTAATTAATCCGTGATCTTTTTTACATTCTTCTAAAGTATATTTATCTTCAGAGTGTAATGTCTTACCTTTTCTAAATCCTTCTAATACGTTTGATCCAAGGTATTCATAAATATTTTTTATCTCTAGATGATTTAATAAATCACCTTTACGCCAAGACTCCCAGTTATTTAATGCTAACAATAATTTTAAAGATATTGAGTTACGTCCTTTGAAAGAGTAATACCAACCCCGCAGCTCACATACTTCTTTAACTGAATCTAAAAAATGATTTGCAGAAGATAATACTAACCAATTACCCTCAGACATATCTACCTGCGTGATATCAGAGTATCTATGTAAGACTCCTTCTTCTGTTCTTGGTTTATATTCTTTGTCAAATCTATTTTGTACCTGGCCTATAATTTTTTGTGATAGTTCGTGTATAGGTCCTCCAGGTATACGATAGGATTGATCTAATGTTCTAATATCATCTACTTCTTCTTTGAGTGCAATAAAATGATCTACATCTGCACCTGCCCATTTAAATATTGCTTGGTCATCATCACCTGCGATGTAAGTCTTTTCTGCTTGATCCCAAATCTTTCTTACCATTTCCCACTGCAACAAAGATAAATCTTGTGCCTCATCTATGAATAAAACTCTGAATTTATTATGATTTTCCTTGGTCAAGAAATCTTCTAACAAGTCATTAAAATCTTTTAAACCTTTTTCTTGTTTAAATCTTTTAAGTTCCTCTGATAATAAAAATAATGTATTTCTTTCTATGTCTAATATGTTTTGTCTTGAGTCGTAGTATTCTAATAGATCCATTCTTTTTACAGCTGCAGTATTTATTATTGTAAGATACTCATTATCAGAATTAAATGTACCATCACTATCAGAAAACTTTGCAGTCTTAATTGGTATGCCACATTTTTCACCAAACTCTTTGTAGTCTTCAGGTCCCATCATTTTTTCTTTAGTCATACCTAACTGATTAAAAGCATAAGAATGTAGTGTTCTAAAAAATGTAAGATCGTTTTCTACATCCAGGCCAAATTTATCTGCGGCCCTCGTTGCAGCTTCCGTTGCGGCTTTTTTAGTAAAAGAAAAATAACCTATTTGTTTAGGTCTAATTCCATCTTGTATAAATTGATCTACTAAATTTAATAAAGTGGTAGTTTTGCCTGTGCCAGGTGGACCAAGTATTATAGTCTTCATTAAAAATTCTCTTCTTGATATGGTATTTTAGAAGTAGATGCTTCTGTTTGTTTCATTGTTTTTATTTTAATTAATCTTGGTTGTTGTTTTTTAATACGCACTCGTTCCTCGCCTTCAAATACTTCTAATTGTTTTATTAAATTACCTGTTTGGTTTTTATCTTTTTCCCAATGATTTCGTTTACAAAAATTGTAAAAGTCTTCCATTCTAAAATATGTAAATTCTCTTTTCTCATCTGTGTATGGTAGTTTGTTTAGTATGTCGTCCCAGGTTCTTGCTGATTGTCTATTAGTTGTCCAGTCTTGTAGTAGTCCTGTAAGTTCATTAACAGGATCTAAAGACTCTAGTGGCTCAACCTCCTGGAGTCCAGTCATCATTGGTTTGAGAAAGTGCTGTTTCCAATCTTGTGGTTTAGGTACAGGTACAACTAAATTAGCTTGATCCAAACACGCTAATGCAAATAATTGTGGACTATAAAGTTGTTCTGATTTTAATTGTATTCTTTTTTTATCTACACTTAAAAACCATTCTGGGGGTTTAGATGCATACTTTGTTAAACTTCCTAACACTGGCATTTCTTCTTCACCAAATCCTACACCAAATCTTTTTGTTCTACATAATCCTGACTGACATACCGCATTAATTGGTGCATCTTTACAGCGATATTTATCGTAACCTTTTCTATTAACTGATTTAATTAATTGCTGCACCTCACTATTACTTAATGGTGGGTCCATATATTTTAAGTTTGCTCCTACAATTTCATCTTCCCAAGTATCGGGTTTAGCTTGTTTGTAATACACAGCAATATTAAACAATGCATTGTTCCTGGAGCCTTGTCCAAAACCTGTTGCTGCAAGTTTATTAAGACAAGGTGGTCCCATAGGAAATGCTTCTTCTATTTTCTTTTCTTCTGTTTTGATTGCCTCGACTTGATCTTTTGTGCAAGCCCAAACATCATAGAGCTGATAAAATTCCTCAAGTGTACAACCGGCGCCATTATCGTTGATAGCATAACGTAGTCCTTTCATTTCGTTGTAGTAGGGTAGATTTAAAAAGTTACCTGTGTCCCCACGTTCCACAAGTATTTCTGTTTGTTTTGGAAATATTTCTGACCCTTCATACCCAAGTATGATTGCCATTTCTTTTAATTTTGATTGCATCAAAGATGCTGGAATGTTTTCTTTTGTAAATAAAAATACGTGTGCGCCGCCTGACTTACTACGGCAAACTATTAAGGGTAATTTATGATCCCGAATACTTTTAATGAAGCTAGTATGATCAAAGTTATATTCGTCAATATCAATGCACCCCCACCTACAGCTATTATCTTCATTGATAGGGATGATTCCGAGGGCTGGTCCTTTTCCTGCAAGATGGTTTGACCAGAGTTCATCTGTGACTTGTCCACGAACAATAAAAGCTTTGCC